AGTCAGATAGATGTGACATCAGTCTGATTGAGAATGGATTTAACGAACTTAAAGAACTATTATAATGCAAGCACATATATCAGAATCACTTGCTGGACTTGACAAAGGACTCATTGAGAAGTTCAACTTAACACCATACGAATGTGCAACTCATGATACAGTATTCATGGGAATGTACAGAGAGGAAGATTTAATGATTTTAGCATCTCATCTTGGAGGTAGCACAATTGTCTGGTTTGGATCAGATGCCAAAGATCTTCCAGAGGATTGTGTTAAGTTTATGAAGGACTCAGTAAACATTGCAGTGAGTCAACAAGTTGTTGAGACTCTTGCATCCAAAGGACTGGATTCAGTTTGGTGTCCAATAAATGCAGTCATTCCACATCACTGGCCTTGTTTATCTAATGGTGACAAGATATTTTGGTATTCCGGTAATGCTCCAGAGTATTATGGTGAATCACTTATCAATGAAATAAGAGAACGTATCAACATCCCTATTATCAGAGCTGGTCATGATACCTTCACAAAATCAGAGCTCTATCATGTTTACTCTCATTGCTTTCTCAATCTCAGATTAACTCCACATGATGGATGTCCAAATACCAACATTGAAATGGGACTGATGGGAAGGAGATCAATTTACAATGGTGATCTTCCAGGATCAATTCCTTGGCAATCAGTGGATGATATCTGTCAATCAATCATGAGAGAATATTCAACCAGACACATGGATAATACCTATATTAGTAATATTTATCATAACTTTGTTAACTATGAAAGAATGTCAACGCTGTTTATTTAATGAGACCATAGCTCATATTGGTCCAGAACAATGTGAATACTGTGATCTCCATGATGAGCTGGAGAGACAAGCTAATCCTCTTGAGCTTAAATTCATAGTTAAAGAGATAAAAAAGAAAGGTCATCATAAGACCTATGACTGCATCATGGGAATCTCTGGAGGGATTGACTCCTCAACTTTACTCTACACAGCTGTAAAATACTGGGGATTGAGACCATTAGTAATTCATTTCGACAATCACTGGAATGCTCCTGAAGCTGTTCACAATATGACTCAACTGGTGAAGCTCCTTGGAGTTGATTCAATCATATATACTGTGAACAAAGAGGAGTATGATAGACTCAATGATGCTTTCCTTTGGGCCGGTGTTCCAGATGCTGATATTCCAAATGATATTGCAATGACTAAACTGATGTATGATACTGCATTCAAATATGGTATCAAATACATTCTCAATGGTCATGATTTCAGAACTGAAGGATCAACTCCAAAAGGATGGACCTATATGGATGCTAAATACATTCAATCAGTATACAACAAATATTCTGGACTCAGACTCCAGAACTATCCTCTATTCACTTTCAAAGATCAACTATTCTATGCTGCAATGGGTATCAAGAATGTGAGACCATTTCATTATGGATTTGACAGAGAGTCAATGGAGGTTGAAATGAAGAGACTAATAAACTGGCAAGATTATGGTGGCAAGCATTGCGAGAATGTTTACACTGAGTTTGTTGGATCCTTCCTCCTTCCAGAGAAGTTTGGAATTGATAAACGTATTGTTTACCTTGCTGCTCAAGTGAGAAGTGGAAAGCTATCCAAAGAACAGGCAAGAGAGCAATTCTCAATCAAGTCAGAGTTTGATTTCACTAAACTTGGAGCAAGTGCAGAAAGGATGCTCAGACTGGTGAACATCAGAAAGAGAGAAAGATCAGAGTTTGATAAATATGACTTTAAAAAGTACAGAGCTATCCTATGGATGCTCACAAAAATGAAAGTACTACCATATACTTTCTATGTTAAGTATTGTAAATAATCGAACAATAATATATATTAAGAGGATAACTATATTTATATGGCATATAATCAAGAGATAATAGATCAACTTGAGGATCTTGGCTTTGAATATATCCAAGAATGCCTTAATAATAAAAAAGAGATGATCTCTAATAGAGGAGAGATTGTGCTCGTTTCTGATAGACATATTCCAACTATTGATTACTTTCTTATGATATGGATTCCATTAAAACTTGGAATGAAGTTAATTGATAGGAGAACATGGTATAGATGGTTGAGAGAAGAGTCTGACAAATGTCACACTATTAAAAATATAGACGGTGAATTCATAGCTCTTGGAAAGAACATTGTGGCCAATGAAGGCAAGGGAATATTCTATGCCAAGAATAAATTTGGAATGCATGATCGCCAGCAACTTGAGACTAAGAATGTAGAGAAGTTTGACTTTGAATGAGTACAGTCAAAGGTTACAAGCCACATGACAATCAGAGAATGATTCATGATGCCATCAACCATGGCCATGAAAAATACTTTGCTCTCAACATTGGGAGGCAGTTTGGCAAGACCATGCTTGGAATCAACCAACTCCTTTGGTGGGCCATCAATGATAAAGGTTGCAAGATTGCTTGGGTAACTCCAGTTTATAAGCAAGGCAAGAAAGTATTCTCAGAGATGGAGAGAGCAACATCAGCAAGTGGCTTATTCTCATTCAACCGATCTGATCTGATGATCACTGGCTTTGGTTCCACAATTGAATTCTTTTCTGGTGAGAGACCAGATAATATCAGAGGTAATACCTTTGACTATATGGTTGTGGATGAGATGGCTTTTACAAGACCAGAGCTTTGGGATGAGGTCTTGAGTGCAACTGTCCTGGTCAAAGGAAAGAAGATCATATTCATCTCAACACCAAAAGGCAAGAATCATTTTCATAGGCTTTGTATGCAACCGAACTATGATGACAGATATGCTTACTTTCATTTCACATCCTATGACAATCCCATGATTGATCCAAGAGAATTGGATGAGAGAAAGAGATCATTGCCAGACTTTGTTTTCAGACAGGAGTATTTGGCTGAGTTCATTGATAATGCATCTGGTATATTCAGGAATGTTAATCAGTGTATTGGAACAGGAGCCAAGACTGCAAAGATGTATGGAGGTCTTGACATTGGAAGAGCTGATGACTACACTGTGCTAACTATCATCAATCAAGATGGTCAGATGGTTGCAGCTCATAGATGGAGACATGACGAGTGGAGCAAGATCATTGAGAAGGTGGCAACCATCATCAAGCAATACAATGCAACAACATTGGTTGAGGTGAATAATCAAGGTGATGTATTCTATGAGATGCTCCAGTCAAGGTGCAGAAATATGATCCATCCATTTGTGACAAGCTCCAAAACAAAGCCAATCATCATTGAGGACCTTGCTGTTGCATTTGAACAATCAGCTATTTCAATAATCAATGAGCAGTGGTTGATTGATGAGCTTGAGAATTATTCCTATATTTACAATCCAAATACCAGGTCAGTGACTTATTCTGCACCATCTGGACTGCATGATGATGGAGTCATATCCACAGCATTAGCATGGCACAGCAGAAAGGAGTACAACAACCGAGGTAGATATATGGCTTTGAGAGTATGAAACAACTTGAGATAAAATTACCAACATCATTATCTAACTGCACACCAGAGCAGATGACAAGATGGTTGATGATGGCTGATGCAATGAAAGAGAATAAGAATGACATCACACAATTCCTAATCTTCCAATGTCAGTTGCTCAGCTTATTCAGTGGAGAGTCAATCAACAAGATCAAGAGAGCTGATATTGATTCCATCCAAGAAGCAGCATCACATATGCTCAAGTTATTAACATCTTATAAATATCAAGAGCCAAAGGAATCAATTACCATCCAAGGTCAAGAATATATCTTTGAGAAAAACTTTGGTCATGTGACAACTGGTCAGATCATTGACTTGAAACTGATTGAGGATATCAGCCAAGATCCATGTCAAGCATTGGCAATCATGTATATTGAGAGAGGTATGGAATATTGCCAGGAGGATAGTAGAGGAAGGACATTGAATCCTAATGATAAGAGATATCAAGTATTCAAGGATCATTTTCCTGGTGATGAGTTTCTGAATTTCTTCAGTTTTTTTTTGGACTTATCAGAGAAGCGGAGGCTCGCTATATTAGGGATACAGATGGCCAGACAGAGGATGGAGATGATGAAGCTGGAGCAGGACCTGAAGATTCAGAATGGTTCAATTGGACAACTATCATCCATAGACTATCCAAAGAGATGGGAGTCAGTGTGGACAGAATTACACAACAGCCTTATGTGAAGAGTCTATTCTGGATGAATTACTTTAAGCTATGTGATGAAAAAGAACATAAACGCATATTAAGTAATGGCAGAGCTTGATTTTCTTGATGGTATTGATTTAGGTATATCAGCTCAAGAGGTTGCTAATAGACCAGTGACTGCGTATGAAAAGTTTATTCTTGAAATATCCAAGAAATTAATTGAAGACTTTAGAGATTACATTGGCAAGAATGCCAAGAACACTGGAGGATTGCAATCATCAGTTGCTTATGTTCCAACTGGACAGCTGTCATTCAGATTAGATGCTGATGATTACTATCCATTTGTTGATGAGGGAGTGAATGCTGTTGGGACCAATAATCATGGGAGCAGATTCTCATTCAACTATCCTGGAGTAAGTCATAATATGGCGAAGGCTATCAGTGAATGGAAAGGACTTGATATGAGTCATGCTTATGCTGTCAGTTCAAACATTAAGCAAAGAGGACTCAAGCCAAAGAGAATCACTGACAATGTAATTACAGATGAAGTATTGACTAAGATTGCTCTTGACCTGGCAGAGATTACAGGATTGATGTTTGAAATTACATTTGATAAAAATACAGAAACATGGCAATAACATTATATGATGAGCCACAACTAATTGCACCAGCTGGAAATCCATTGGTGTTTACATTTAGTAGTGATCAGACTGCACAACCAAATTTCTCATATGTTGTTGAGTTATATATTGATTCAACATTGAGACTGACTCAAGAGGTATTCAGGCAATTCAATACAATGGGAAGGATTGATGTATCAGAGGCAGTTCAAAGTGAGTTGATAAATATGCCACCGACAACAAATCTTGAGTTTGATGCTACGGATGCAATGGTGACATATGCTATCATAGTATATGAGAAATATGGTACAACACCAGTAACTCAAGCAAGTGTAACAAGCTCAACATTGAAAGCATTCAATGGAGCTCTTGAATATAAGAATTGGATTAACTGGGACTATGAAATATATGATCCTAATATGACTCAAGATGCAGTATTCTTGACTGATTTTCCAACTACAAAGAAGGCTCTTTGTGGAATGTATGAGAATTTCTATCTTGGATATTTTGAGCAGAGTGGGGTTGCTATATGTGATTTGAATATTTATTTATATGACATTCAAGGAAATATAATTGCAAATGATTCAATTACTTTGACATTTACAGACTTTTATATTTTGAATGTTGGTCCACAGGTGATCATTGCAAATACATCCATAACTCAAAATGATTTTGATGATTGTTATAAATATGAGGCTGGTGTATCTGTTCAAGGAGTTTCATTTGTTGGACCATTCAATATATACATGGATTTGGATTGCAAGAGATATGATACTTACAGATTGCATTGGTTGAATAAGTATGGAGTATTTGAATCATTCACATTCAGCCTTGTATCAATTGAAGAGTCATCAATTCAAAGCTATGGATATCAGAGAGATCCTGGAGTTTGGGATAATACAAGTTATGAATACACTACCAATGTTGGTCAGATGATTAACTTTGCTAAAACTAAGACTGAGAAATTAACATTGAATTCAGACTGGATAAATCAAGATG